CGTGTTCCATAACTATATCCACCAAAAACGTCTAGCTCATCACTTAACACTTTGACATTAGTTGTGCTTGATAAATATGCCTCAGGTGTTGTTGAATTACCACTAGAAACATCTCTGTTTGAATATTCAAAACCGCCATAATGATTTGCGCTTTCACTACTTTGCACAATATATGCTTTATTTGTTGCTGAAACTGCGGTTATAGCTATGTCAGCATTAGTTCCGCTTTCAGAAACAGTTGTAGAAATATGTTGAATACTTTTAACTGTTCCTGATACTGTTTCAGCAGGTGCGAATCTTCCCATAACTATACGCTTTCTTCTATACCATAAACAGAAATAACTGTATCAGCACTTGCATTAAAACCTAGAACTGCTCCTGCCTCCATAACAATATTTGTTCTCTCTAAAACACCTTTTGCGTCTAGTGCTATTTGTTCAATATAATGTTTGTCTGCTAATGTATCGCCACTAGGTAATAAATAAACTGACGCTGTGTCTGCACTTCCTTTTGCTAATACACTAAAATTTACTATTGCTAATGTACTTGCAGGAACTGTATAAACTGCTGTATTTGAGTCATCACCTTCTGCCTGAGCTAATATTCCACTTGCCATTAATTTATCCTTTCATTATCCATTAAGTGCGAAAAATCCATTTGCTGTATTAAAACTAAAACCTGCACTTGCACTTGGTAATAAAGATAGCATACCTTCACCGCCCATACCACTATGGTTGGGACAATAATAATATAATGTTGGCGTTGCACCTGCTATACCTAAAGTTTCAGGCGTAATTTCAATTTCTACATATGCGTCAGCAGTTCCTGCAGTTCCGCTTTCAGTTACATTTGTAGTGAATGCACTACCGCTTGCGTGTGTTCCGTCTTTAGTAGTTGAAAACTTGAGTGGGTGTCCTGAATTTGAACTGTCACTAATATCAAATTTATATTTAAAACCTGTTGTTAAATCCATACTTACAGATCTAGTTCCTGCTCCTGTATCAGTGCCATTTAAAAAATAAAATACGTTTTGACTTCCTGATCCGTCATCAGCAACTTTTACTGTTATAGGAACTGTTAATGTAGATGTTCCTGCAGTTATATTATCTAAAGCAGTTTGTGTAGCACTTGAAATTGGTAAATCGTTTAAAGTTGTCTTTTTTACTGCATTTGACGCTGAAACATCAGCTATTGATATTTCATCTCCAGTTGCAGGTGTAACGCTTGATAATTCATTTATATCTAAATCTAAAGTAACAGCTCCTGAAGTTCCACCACCACTTAAACCACTACCTGCTGTTACTCCTGTAATATCACCTTCGCCAATAAAGTTTGCCCAAGCACTTCCGTTATAGAATTGAAGTGTGTTGCTGTCTTTCAAGTAACAAAACATTCCTTCTTCTGGTGAACTCACTGCACTATCTCTAGCAGTAGAGTCATCAAATACCATTACCACTTGTTCTTGAATATAATTATTAAAATCTGAGGCATTAACTAAGTCGCCTGTGCTCCAAACTTTAAAACCTGCTCCCATTTAATTTGCTCCTTTTGTTTAAGTATAAACCAATCTTGTTCCCTCGCCTAGCTTTGCTTGTCCTAATATCCAACCTGAGCTACCTGCTGGGCTTAATGTTAGTGTCCAATTCCAAGTTTGAGAACTAGCATTTACATTATGGCTTATTGATTCAATCCACAATTCATCAGTATAGCTTGAAGAATCAGGATTGACTATTTTGACCGATATTCTGTCACCGAAATTTAAACCAAGAGCTTTGGGCCATATTGCAGTATCTTGTCTAGGATTTACTTGCATTTGATCTATCCTTACAATAGGTAAAGCAGTTTGATTAATTTTTTGTTCTATAAGACTTAATACGTCTGCGTCATTTACATTTATTGTGTTTTTGGTTGACGCAATCGGTCTATATCTAGTAATAGAATCAGCGTCAGAAACAAATTGAGTTGCGCCTCCAGATCTTGTCCATTGATAAATATTTATAACTTCGTTTAAATCAAAGCTAGTTACAACATTTTGATAAGGCAGATTACTTCCGTCATTTGAAAAAGTAGCTTGAACGTTTACTGCCTTTGTGTTTGTAAGTCTGTAATTTCTATTTCTAAAAATAGCTTTACCGTCAGGATCAATAAAAAACTGAGCATTTTCAGCTGTTTCAACATCTCTGAGTAAAGTTAAAACATCAGAAGTTGATGTATTTTGAGCTTGAACATTAGTTGTTCCTGTGTCTATATTTCTTAAAGATGAGGGAAATTGAATTTGATCTAGGATTCTTTCAACTCTAACGCTTGACAATTCAGCTGAATCTGCATAACCAATTATGGTAGATTCCCCTAATTCAGAAAAACCACCCTGACCTAAACGCCACCCTGCTGATTGTAAAGTTATTGAATTGAATATTTTAAAAGCGTCAACGCAATTAAATTGCACAACTGAATCTGCACCAGTTGCGGGAAAAGCAACAGGAATAGTGTCAAGAAATCCATAAAATATTTCATAAGTTGTTGAATCATAAGTTGCTCGTATTCTTATTACTTTATGAGGTTGTATCTTTGTTACAGAATTTGAACTGTCATAATAAGGGCTTGAAGTGTTATTTGGATTAAATCTGTTATCAGCATTTGATAATAATAAAGATGCAGTTCCACCAACGAATTGTCCTAGTTCATTTTGTCTGCCTCGTTTTGTAGTAAATGATCTAACGTATTGAGATATGTCAGTAAAAGAAATTGTAGAATCAAAAGGATTTGAATCAAATCCAACTTCTACTGTTAGATTAACGTTTGAATCAAAAGCAACACTCATTAGAACGCAATATTAATTCCACGCTTTGCACCTTCTTGTATTGCTCGTGCAACAGCGTCTTCAATTTCTGTAGGAGTTCCTAAAATTGCTTGAGGATTTACTGTAATAATATTAGTAGTTGATCCTGCTCTTCCTAAAGCACTATCTGGCCCAAACTCTGAATCAGGAATCGCTGCGCCTCCAGTTGAAGGAAACTTAATTGATCCTACGTCATCTCCAGATCCTTTGTCTTTTCCAGTAAAATTAAATTCTCTAGGAGTTGCGTCATCTAATTTTTGAAAAGCTGAAATAATTTTATCTATTTCTATTCCTGTAATTCGGCTCATCTTAGCCATAGCGTCTTCAAAGCCTTTTGTCCCTTCCCCAAACTTTGATAATGCGTTATTTAAGTTTTCAGTTGCTATAGCTTGTTCAAGCATATTTCTAAAACTTTTTTCAGTAGTTTTATTAAGTTCTTTTTGAGCTTCATTTAAAGCATTTACAGCTTTAGTCTTTAACTCTTCTGCTCTTGTTAAATCTTTTTCTGCTTGTTCAACAGCTCTTATTGCCTCAACTTCTTCTCTTGATAAAGCAGTTGATTGTTCTTGAACTCTTGCTAATTCTTCTTTTGCTAAGATTAGCTGAAGTTCCATTTCTCTTGATCCGTCTTGTGTGTTAGTGAGTTCTTCAACAGCTTGTTGTGCTCTTAAAATTGCTAATTCTTCTTCTGCTGTTACTTTTGCACCTAAACCCTGCACACTTGCTAGATGTTGTTTTGCTCTATCTAAATTCTCTGTAGCTTGTTTAACTTGTTCTTCAGCTTGGATTTGTTTTTCTAAGGCTTTGTTTCTTTTTGTTTCCGCTCTTTCCACTCTATCTTGAATAGATTGCATTTGATCTAGTGCATTCAAAACTGATTGCAATCCGCCAAGTAATCCGTCTTCATATGCTTTTGCTGCCGCCAGAGCTTCTTTTGCGTTATCATCAAGTGCTATTCCGTTCTGATCTAAAAGGCTTGTTAATTCTGCTACTGTAAAATTAGTGCCGTCTAAAATATCTTCTAAGTCCAAAGTAGTATCAACAAGCTCTTCAGTTTTATTAGATACAAAGCCTGTATAATATTGTTGTCTTTTATATGCTTCAGTTAATTGATTTGCTTTATCTGTTGCCTCTTGGTATTTGTCGTTCCCTTTGCCGATTGCTTTAATAAGTTTTCTGACTCCAGTAACAACTAAAGAAATGCCTGGAAATACTGCGAATGATAATATTTTTGCTACTGTTTTTAATTTTACGCCCATTATCTCTATTGGCTTGTTTGCATTATTAAGTCTGTTTCTAAAGTCTTGAACTCTTTTTACGATTATTGTTACATTCTCTACAAGATTTTTTAAGAACGGCATTAAATCTTCGCCAATAGTGATAGCAAGATTTTGAAGATTATTTTTTAATAATTGAGATTGCGCTTTAAAACTTTCAAGCTGTTTTTCTGCAATCTCTTGTGTAGTTCCACTTGCGTTTCTAAGTTCATGCTCATAATTTCTAATTTGGTCAGTTGATCCTGAAAGTATTTTTACTGCGTCTGCAACACCACGATTAAGTCCTAGTTGATCTAAAGTCGCAGCTTTCAATTCATCAGACATTGGGCCAAGCACTCTGTCTAACTCTTCAACTATATCGGCAACGTTTTTCATTTTGCCTTCGTTGTCAAACATCTCTAAGCCAAGTGCTTTAAATGCCTCACTATTTTTTGCGGTAGCTCTTGGAATATCACGAAGAACTTGGTTTAGTTTTTCACCGCCCTCAGCTCCTTTAACACCACGATCAGCGAATGCTGCAAGAACTGCTACACCTTCCTCCACGTCTTTATTAACTACCTTTAATGCTGCACCTGCCTTAGTTGTAAGAGCTTCAGCGAATTGTTGAACACTTGCGTTAGCCAAAGTGTTAGCCTTAACAAGAACGTCTGTCACTCTTGTAAGTCCCATTAAGTTTTCTGTTGCGTCTTTTGAAGTTAAGCCTAAAGCAGATTGAGCGTCAGTTGCTAAGTCAGTTGCAGTAGCCATATCAAACATACCTGCTTGTGCAAACGCTGCAACTTGGGGCAACGCTGCAATAGATTGTTCTGCGTCTAAACCTGCAGACGCTAAGAAGAAGAATGCCTCAGCGGATTGATCGGCTGATATAGTTGTTTCAGTAGCAACTTGTCTCGCAGCAGAAGCCATTTGCTCTTGCTGTAAAGTAGTTGTTTTCATAATCGCAAGAGATTGAGTCATCTTGTCTTCAAACTCAATAAAGGCTTTAGCAGATTCAACAAGCCCTTTAGTGATTAATAGAAGAGAGCCAACTACTGCAGCTGCGCCCACTTTTGCGAACATTGCAAGTTTTCCGCCTGCTAGTTGTCCACTCTTGCCTAGTTTATCTAATTGCCCTTTTGCTAAAGTTGCACCTTTAGTAGCAATTCTGATTACTAGATCTGCACCTGCTCCCATTTATCGTTTCCTTTTTTTACTCTCTGCGTCTGCTATCGCTATAGCTTTATTGCGTTCTTCTTGTTCCCAAAGGTAATAAGTTGCCCATTGGTTGTATTCCTTTAAAGACATAGTAGTCATTAATTGACTGACTGTCATTCCTAAGTCTTTTGCTAGAGTAAATCTGAAAGCAAGATCAGGATTATTTTTGAAACTCGTCAGACATTTCTGTCTGTTCGTCTTCACCTATCCCATTCAAATTAGATATTTCAATAAATATCATATCAACTATTTGAGCGTCAAGCTCATAGAGTTTATCAATAGCCTCATCATCTAAAACTGGATTAACTACTGATACTTTCAAAAGTGCTTTTTGATAATCAAAAGCGTCTTTAGTTTCATCTTGTGTAATTCTCGCAAGATCAACTTGCATTTTTTTTGTTAATCCACGAATTACTACTTTAGCTTTGAGCTCAGGTATCTCAATTTCTTTTTCTTCTACACTAGCTATGTTTGCTAAATTATTTACATTTAAAATGTCCATATGCGTCCTTTATAGATTATTAATGTGTTGCTCTTGTGACAGCACCGCTTACTTGAAAATCTGCAGAATACCCAACAACATCGCCAACAGGTGAGCTTTGAGCATAACTTGTGCAGATTGCTTCGCCTGTATATTTAACTTTGCCTGACGCTGTTCCTTCAGGGGAATATTCAAAACTTAATGTAGAAGATTGTCCTACTACAGCTCCTAATATTCCATCTATGGTAGCGTCCCAAAGTCCTGATATTGATAGCGTTGCGTCTTTGAGTCCAACAATATATGTCTTATTGCCGTCCCCAAGAACTGTTGTCTCTGCAATATCAGCTGTTTCTGGGAAATCAACAGAATTAATGTATGACGAAATATCGGTAAGTGTTCCACTTGAATTATCAAGTTTAAAAGCACTATCTTTTCCGTGTGTAAATGCCATAAATTGCTCCTATTCTTCCTATTGTTTATTTCTTCCAAAGCCTACAATAGCAGAAAAACTTGGAGTTGTTCCGCCAATAGTAGCCTCAACTTTCAAATATCTGTTCACAGTAGTTCCCTCAGCTACATATTTTATTTCTGAAGTTGTTCCTGTTGCTTGTGTAAAAGTCACTAGATCTGCGTATGTACTGTCATCAGCTGAATGAGTTATTTTAATATCAGCTGTAGGGCTTGATCCTGACGCTGCAGAAATAATTAAAAAACCTGCTCCCCCGTCATCAGTTGAGTTTGTATTATCTCTTGCAGTTCCGCTTGCAGTAGCAGTATAAGTAGCAGATTCTAAAACTTTGCCGTCATAAAGTCCTTTGTCGCTTTGAAAATCAATAGACGTTGCAACTATATCGCCAACTGGAGAACTAACTCCATAATTATTTATATTTCCATTTTGAAACCTTACATTATCAGTTGCGTCAGTTCCCTCAACTCCTATAACTAAAAGACAATCAGCTCCGCCCAAAAGTGGTTGCAGTGTTGCGTCAGCTGTTGCGTCAAAAAAACCTGTTAATGAAACAGTTCCGTCTTTATTTCCAACTATGTATGTTTTAGCTGAGTTTCCAAAAGTTGTAGATTCTGCAATATCAACTGATCTTGTAGAATCTGAAGAATTAAAGTAAGTTGAAAAGTCAGTTTCATTTAAAAATATTTTTGTGTCTTTGCCGTGAACAAATGCCATTATTTTTTACCTCTTCCGCTACCACGTCTGTTTCTTCTTCTTCTTGAACCGCCTGAGCTAGTTCTTCCATATCCTTTTTTCATTCTTCTTCTGCCTTTACATTAGCAGTTTCTTGAAGCTTTTTCTCTTGATACTCTTTGTCTTTGGTATCAATAACTATTTTTTGTTCTAATAACCATTCAATAGAAGTTTTTGGAATTTGGCTTTTGTTTATAATATCGCCAACTTCATATGTCTTTGTTTTAATTTTTATACCTGTTAATACTTCGTAAGCCATTACGCTAAAACCTCCACTATAAATTCAACACCTAAATAATCAATATTGTTTATATTATAAACTCCATAATTAGACGCTGTTAATACTCTAACAGATTGAGCTTGACCTGACAACGTTGTGTCAGATTCTATTTGAGCTTTTACTGAACTTGATCCTGAAGATACTAAAAAGCTGTCTAAAGTTTCTTGACTATCTTGTGCGTCCACTCTTGAAACGTATAAATAAACTGGAATCTCATATCTATCTACACCCCTTTGCATAGTTGAGTCATATTGGATTCTATCCATTACGCCAACAACAGCTGTAGGTGGCTCAATAGAATCAGGAACAAATTTAAAAACACTTAGACTAGAAATGTTCGCAAGATTATTTCCAATTTCATTTCTTATGTTTGTAAGGTTAGCCATAATTATTCCTTTACTGCTTGACGTTTATTCTACTTACTTTCCATTTAGTTTCAACAGCAAGAGCTGTTCCTGCAAGTAATGCTTTTTTCTCTACCTCAGAATCTCTAATAGCAATTTTAAAGAATGGAATGAGCGGTGTTCCTTTACGTCCTATAGCTTGTTGAACTGCATAAGGGCTTATGCCGTGGTCATCTGCCCAATCTTTTAATGCGCTTACTGGCGGATAGTGAGGCTTTGATCTTGACCAAGGTTTACTCATTCTGACTCTTTGATCGTAATATCCGTGAACATACAAAGCGTATGGGCTACGGCTATACAAAACAATTCCCTGAACGAATCCACCTGCAGATTTTTCCATATCAAAAGTAAGAGAGCCACGAAGATTGCCCCGCCAACTAGGAGCTGTCTGTTTTGCTTTTACAGTAATAGTTTGACCATAAGCAGAAAAAAAGTTTCTAAGTGCTACACCTGCTAAGGCGTTAAGTTCCAAACGTTTTCTGAATTGTCTTCCGCCTGAGGCAATATTTTTAGACATTACAATCTATGAATTACTAAATCTTCAATAAGTTGTTTTGCGTCAGGATCAAACTTTGTAAAAATTTCAATTTGTCCAGTTTGTTCATTTCCTAATACGTTGAATGGTGCGTCTTTACGTTTAAAGAATCTAAGTGCTTGTATTAATGCAGCTTGAGTAACAGCCTCAGGAACTTTTGTCCAACCCCATTTACCAGTTATTTTTACATTATTGGCTATTAAGGGGTCAAATCTTTCAGAACTTCTTGTAGGTAATATTCTCAACTCGTTGTAAGGCTTGTAATAATAAACATCACTAACTACTTTATTAATTTCAGGATTTACTGGAATCATTTGAAAATCTGTGTCTAAGGTTAGTGTCTTGTCATAAGTTCCGTCATCAGTAGTGTCTAATTGAACTACTAAACCTGTTGTAGTAGAAAGATCTGGAATCACTAAATAAAACTCATTAACTGGTCTAAAATATTTTATTTGTGTTGTTTCGTCTTGGAAAAATCTTCTTCCAGTATATTGATCTATAAGTCTGCACGCAGCATTGATTGCATTATCAATATTAGTATCTTGGCTTGTCCCACTAAGTCCAATATACGTTTTTAAATCATTTTTATCAATATATTGAGAATGGGCCATTTACCACCTACTTTGCTTTATTCTCTTTAGGTGCTTTAGCCTTTTTTCCTAAACCCCATTCCTTAGCGTCAAGATCAGAAATTTCTTCACCTGCTCTTGCTACTAATGAAACAGATTGACCTGCGAACTCTTTTGGATGTCCGTCAGATTCAATATATTTGTCATCTTTTTTGTATAAATCTTTTTTAAGTTTGTAAACCATTTTTTCCTTTTCTGTTTTGCTCTCACTCTCCAAATATGAAGAGTGAGATAACAAAACCACTTTTTAATTAAAAGTTTGTAATTGAACAGAAAGCTGTTGCGCGATAGATTGCGAAACCTAAACGCATATTGGCTTTCATCATTACTTTATCTTTAGTGAAGAAATCATCGTGGCTGTCGCTCATAGCAACTTCCATTCCTTCACGTGAAATTATGTGCGCAGCTAAACCGCCACCGAATACTCCAACAAGAGCAGTTCCTGCAGATATTGCTGTTGTAGGAACAACTGGAACACCCCACATACTTGCTGTAGGTGCACCATTGAACATTCCATTTCCAACGAATAACGGCTGTAAAGCTCCTGATGTTGTAACAGCATTGACTTCTGTAACTACATCATACCAATCTGATGGGTGCATTAATATTGCGTCAGGCTCTATGAATGCATCTTTTCTGATCTCTGTAATTGCTTGATAGACTTGTCCAATTCTCTTTAAGTTTCCTGAGAAAGAGCTGTAATCAAAAGTATTGATTCCAGACTTGTTCAAGATACCACGAATATTTGGTGCAGATCCATCTCCATTTAGGAGTTGGCTATCAAGTCTAAGCTGTAACATAGTTCTTAATCTTGAATCTAAATATCCATTTACAGTTGCAACGTCTGCAAGTAGTTCTTCAGTTACAGGAATAGAAACACCAAATTTTCTGATGTTTTCTGTGTTCTCTGTAAAAGCAACTGCGGATTCGCCAAAGGCTGCACCTTCACTTGCCTCAGCAGCATTATTTGTAAATGTTGTTTCTTCTAAATACTTGTATTGATATTGATCAGTAGTAATAACTGAGAATAAATCAACAACAGTATTTGGATTTCTCAAAGCGGTAGGAACTATTAAATCATCTCTGACAACTGGAGGTGGATAACCAGACTCTGTTAAAAGAGTCTTTTTTTCCAAAATTGGATTCCACTTAATCTCTGAAGTCACATTGAGCATACCATCTTTGTAGGCTTGATATGCTTTTGATTCAATAACCATATCCGCAAGAGATTTTCTTGTTAGCTTTTTTTCTTCTTCGTGAATTGGTAGAGATTTTACTTCAGCACCTTTTTCAAGTTCGCTTTCATTGTCAGCTTTTTGCTTTTCAAATACTTGCTGTTCTCTTATTTCTGCTGAAAGTGTTTCAAGCTCTTCATTTCTTTTTGCCCATTCTTCTTTTTGTTGTGCGTCCATATCAGAAAAATTGACAGTAGCGAAATTTTTTGCTTCTTCTCTTAATTCCTGAAGTTTAGTTTGCTTTGCTTTTAAATCACTCATACGTAATTCCTTTATATCAAATCAGAGCTGTCATCCAATAATCGTGAAGTTTCCCTAAACAAATCATTGACTTCAAGCTCACTATCTATTACTTCATTCCTGTCAGTAGCCACTCTTAACATCGTGTCTAAGTCTTGGTGCATATCTTCTAATGCGTCTTTTAGTTTTTCTATGCTATCCGCTGACGTATCTGACAGATTTTTTTCTTTGCTTAGACGTAAAGCAGTAAGCTCTTTACATCTCTCCAGTAGTTGAGTCATCTTGATAAGCAAGTTATCAACTTCTGCTACAAAACTCATTCCTTTTTCTTTTTCTTGATCTTGATTTTTTTCTTCTTGATCTTGAGGTTTATTTTCTTTAATTGCGACAGTATGAGTATTTTGATTTGCTCCTACTAATACAGGGCTTACTTCCCACACTTTGACATCTTTTAAAAATCTTACTTCTTGTTGGTCGCCATTACTTTTGGTAAACATTCCGTTTTCAGAATCGTGAACTTCAAAGCCAAATGACCACTGTTGTAAATCTTCCATAGCTTTTACAGTTTCATATGCCTCACGTCCTGCCTCAGTTTTCATATTGAAATTGCCTTCAAAGATTGCTTTTTCTTCGTCTTGAACAATTTTTCCTTTACCTATAATATTTTTCCAATCGTGTCCCCAAACCATTACTACACCCTTATCGCCATACCCAGATCTAATTGATTTTGGTAGAACAACGTCATTATCTGAATCTACTTCATTAAATACAGAAAAAACTGCTTTTACTTGTCCTGTTTCTTCATTGAATGAAAGTAAGTCTTTGCCTTTGTATTCTTTTTTGTCGCTCAATTTTCTATATCCTTTTTTCGTTATAATTTAAAAAGCACCTGCAATTCACAGTTAAATCTGGAGTTGCTCCAAGTGAGCTATCACCAGGATATGCTAATTTCATTCCAGCATAGTCAAATAATTTTGATTCTTCAATCTCTGTTCCGTCTAAGACAACGTGAGCGTCTCTGACTTTTCCATCTCTTTGACTAATCCATTCTTTAGTGTAAACCAAACCGCTTGACTTTGCACCTACTGTCCTACCATAATTTGCAATTTTATTTGTTTCAGTTCTTGCTATCGTCAAAGCTCTTGTAAGATTTTTTTGACTTAAAACTTTACGAACTTTGTCAGCTACAAAGTTTTGCAGACGTGAGCCACTATATCCTAAATTGAAAGCTTCATCAACAGCTGATAAAAAACTATTTTGAAATCTTGTCTTAGATGTTCTCGCCATATTTGGTATCATCTCTTCTATCATTCCTGCTAAATATTCTGCAGCGTCTTTATTTTGTCTCAGGTTAGTTAATGGGAATTTACTAGGATCAATAAGCCTTATAAAAATGCCCTGTGTTAGTAAATCATTTTCATCTTGTTTTGTTTCTATATTCCTTACAGTATTTATTTCTTTTGTTAATTCAGGGAGCATTAGATCAACTTGATAAAATGCGAAATCATTTGCTATTGCAATATAGTAATCATAGATTCTCGCTTTCCAAGAATCCATATTTGTATCAATAGCTTGATTTATTATTGATTGTATTCCTAATTCATTCGGCATATTTTCATTGAGTAATTGAAAAATTCTCATATCTTGTGATTGTAATAAATCAAAATAAAGGGCTTTGACTTCTTTTTCCCATTTACCTACTAATTTGTCGTGCTCTTCCCAAAGAATGTTTTTTACTTCTTCACTTCTAAATTTATTTGTTCTATGTTCCCAGTTTTCTTCTCTTAATACACTATATCTGCGGACTAACTCAGCTATGCTGTCTGCTTTTTCATCTCTCTTATTCATAGCCCTAACAAGTTTTTGACTCCAAGTTTTTCCTGCCTCACCGCCCCACAAAGCCCAAGCGATTCTGCCGTTTGATGGATAACCTTCTTCACCCTGTCGCCACCCCTCAGCTCTTTTATCAACTTCGTGGCGTGGAAAGTATTTTGCAATATGTCTTACTTTTTCTGATCCTGCCTCAGTATTGTTTAAAATATATCTAGCTGAATTTCTTCCTACATCAGTTCCGCCACGTCCAAACTCTTTAACCCAATTTAAACCCCTTTGAGCTTCTTCTTTGGCTCCTTTAGGAATAGTAAAATCCAAATCGTCATACAAGCCTTTTAATGACTTTTTGCTTGATAGTGGATGAGCTCTTGGAAGTAAATCTAAATCAAATTTCCCAGATCTAAATCTCAAATTCCTTAAAGCATATAAAAAGGCATTAACTCTAGCATATGCCCATTGGTCTTCACTTGTTACATTCGGTCTTACTGACGCAGGATTAGTTCTGTAAGCTCCAACTCCCCTACGAAAAACTGCACCAAGCATACCAAGTGTTGCTCGTTTTCTTGGATCATCTCCAAATTTTTCATTATGCTCATCTACTTTTTTTTGAAGAGCTGTCTTTACTCGTTCTGTAAGTGGGGCTTTACTCTCTGTCATAGTCAGCTAAACGTGATTCATATTCTTCGTGAGTAGAGCAGGGCATATAAATTGTATTGCCGTTTTCATCGTGAGTATGAGTTCCACTACACCCTAACTCTTCTGCTCTGTCTCTTGCCTCTTCTATTGTAGTGAACTCATCTTTACCTACCATAGCTTTAGGCTCATCAGCGAATCTTGAAATTTGTCTTAATCTAACTTCAGCTAATTCTCGTGTTGGATAACAGCCCATATTTTTTCCTGACTCTTCAGCTATTACACAAAACTCCCCATCAATTTCTTTTACAACTTTTAAATTAATTTGATAATCGTCATAAATTTTTTCTTCATCATCTTCTAGTTCAATTTCTTCTTCAGGCTCTTGTGGTTTTTCTTGATCTTGAACTTCTTGCGTCAAATTAGCAGGTGTAACTAATTTATTCATATCAAGTAAATAAACATCTTGCTTTTCATTAGTAGGTAAACCAACTTGCTCTCTTGCCTCAGCTACAGTAATCCAACCGCCCTGCACACCTATATTGAGCCTGTTATAGAGTTCATCCATATCTTGTTGTAAAGCTCTTACGTTTGAGAAATCATAATAAGCTGAAAGCTCTTGATTCTCTTCTGCGTAATCTTTTAATAATAATTGTTGAGTTATCTCTTCCCCTACTTGTTTCCACAAAGGAATCAATTTATTTTCTGTAAAAAACTCTCGCAGCGTTTCAGCATTTGAATATGTAGCGTGGGCCAAACCTGATCCTAAACCTGCAAGAATTGCAGGAACACCCAAGACAGCTGAGATTCTCTCTTCAGGAACTCGTCTTAATGTTCCTATATCAAGCTCAGTAGGGCTGAAAGCCATTTTTTCCACTTTCATAGCTCCTGTAACTACAAGCGGTTTTCCTTTATTTTTTCCTGCAGTTTTTTCTTGATAAGTTCTTGCTATTTGTTCTGCCTCATCTTGCGTAGGTGAATATTCAGTTCTAGGTGTAATTAATACACTAGGAACACCGCTATTAGATAAGAGAGCTGTAGCAAGTTGTCCTGCGGATTCATCTCCAAATATTTCTCTCAATACTGATCTTAAAGGTGCGAAACCTTTTTTATGATTATTAGGATCAAGTCCTAATCTTATATGCACAATATCTTCAGGCTTTATTAAATAACTTTTGTTATTTGTATCGTATTCGTAAAATGTTATTAAATCTTCTTTAGTTCCCTGCGGTGTTACTTCTTCAGGCATTAAAGGATATAAAGCAATAACCTGACCTGCATTATTTCTTTGTTTAAGTAAGTAAGCGTCACCTGAAACGTGCATAGCATTTATTATGTATTGCTGAACAATATCCCCACTCATATAGGGATTTGGTCTTCTCATTAATTTTACTAAAGAATGATTTGGAATATCTTCATCAAAACCTTCATCATTTATTTTCTTTATTGATAAACCTGCCTCAGAAAAAGATGTTCCTAGAACTTGCAAACAAGCTACTACTGCGGAATTACTAGCACCATTTCCCATAGTGCTTACGTCCCAAGCTCCAGATCTATTGTTGTAGCCCTGAATAAAGTTCATATTATTATATAAACTGTCTTCATCTCTAAAGGTGTTTAATCTTTTTTCCTCAGTATTATTCCTGTTAAATATTATGTCTGTAAATTTTCTTCTCTCAGCCATCTCTTCTCTTCCTTAGCTTGACAGCTATGTTAGACGCACCCAACTTAATTGGAACATAGCCACCAAGCAACTCAATATGCTGTAAAGCTCTTTTGGTTTTGTATTAACAAAACTGCGTAAGCTAATGCGTCAACTTGGTCATCGTGCTCCCCTACTGGAAACGTCAACAACTCTCTTAATAAATCAGCATACCATAAACTTTGCTCATTGAACCACACTTTACCAGATTCCATTCTTGCCGCCAAAGGCAACGCCCTAGAAACTTTATCACGATCAGCTCTCAATTCTTTAACAGGTAAACCCTCACGCCTAGCTATTTGAACCATTGATAATTGAAAACCAGTTTTCTCAATATAAAAAGCTTCAGGCATTTCTCTGTCATTTATATCTTTTAAAATTGGAATAATGTCAGGAGCTTCAACTCTTCTGCGTAATAAATCTAACACTATGAAATTTTGTTTAGGAGTTACAGCAATAGTTGCTACTACAGTAAAGTCAGCTGTAGTCTTAGTGCTCGCAGCTAAATCAACTGTGCAATATTTTCTACACTCTGATAACATTACTTCTTCATTATCTAACACTATGTATTTATTTAAAGTTTCATTACCTGATTCATCAAATTCTAATTTTTCTTCAGTTTCGTAGAATCTAGCCCACTCTGATTTAAAGATTGAACC